CCAGAATTTAAAGACGATGAGTGGCATCAAACATGGGTCATTAGAAAACTGTCTGAGATTGAAATACAAGAAATCATTGATGCCAAGATAGACATATCCGGAACGAATTCTACACCAGAAAACAATGCAGGCGTTTCATTTTTAGCAAGTAGTGAAATTCAAGAAACTAGATATAATATTTGCAAAATCTGTCCATCATTTACTGTATTAAAAACCTGCAGAGAATGTGGTTGTATTATGCCATTAAAAATTAAAATGGCGAGTGCGAATTGCCCATTACACAAATGGTTAAATATAGAAAACCAGATGACGCCATTAATGTCAAGTGATAATGCATTATAAATAGTCCAAAGAGGACAAGATATGGCAATTTCATCAAGACAAGGTTTAATCGATTACTGTTTGCGCAGACTCGGGTTTCCAGTAATTGAAATTAACGTCGATGAAGATCAGGTAGAAGATCGCATCGATGATGCATTACAGTATTTTCAAGAGTTTCATTTTGATGGAGTCGAGAGAATTTATCTCCCGCAACAAATTACAGGTGCAACTCTACGATTTTCTGGTCTTTCACCTCCCTCATTTGAAGTTGGTGAAACTCTTGTAGGCGCCACATCTGGTGCATCATGTAGAATTGTATCAATCAATGGAGTGGTAATAACTGCTAGTAAAGTTAGCGGCGCTTTTGTTGCGGGTGAAACACTTACCGGCGAAACTTCGGGCTTTAGTCGCGCTTTAGTTGCAACAAGCAATTTCTATACACCAGGTGATATTGAGAATGGTTATGTATCCATTTCTGATGCCGTTATCGGCGTAATAAGAGTGTTGCCAGTAAATGGTCCAAGCTCTGGTATGAATAATGCAAACAATATGTTTGACGTTATCTATCAGTTCCGTATGAATGATATGTATAACCTATTATCTGCGGACATGATTTATTTCACTCAGATGAAACAATACTTGTCAATGTTAGATATGCTTCTGGTTGGCGATAGATCATTTGCATACAATCGTAAGACCGATAAGCTAGAAATTCACTGTAATTGGAAAGATGTATTTGAACCAGGTGATTTTATCATCGTTGAATGCTATCGAATTGTTGACCCAAATACATTCACTCAAGTCTATGACGATAGATTCTTAAAAGAGTATGCCACGGCTTTGATTAAAAAGCAGTGGGGAGACAACATGAAAAAATTTGGTGGTATGCAATTGCCCGGTGGTATCGTCATGAATGGCCAGCAGGTCTATGATGAAGCCGTCGAGGAAATTAGAATGATACAACGAGACATGCAGCTAAGTTCGGAACTGCCAGTCGATTTTATGGTGGGCTAATATCATGCCAACTAACTTCTACTTTCAATCAGGAAATACATCGGGTACAACAAACGAACAACGTTTGTTGGAGGACCTTGTTATCGAAAGTATGAAGATTTATGGACATGATGTCTACTATCTTCCAAGAACGATAGCAAACAAAGACGAAATTCTATATGAAGATGCGCTATCATATTTTACCCAAGCATATCCATTGGAAATGTATCTTGAAAACACAGAAGGCTTCGAAGGTCAAGGTGAGTTACTAACAAAGTTTGGCTTTGAGTTTAGATCGACCGCAACGTTTGTTGTTGCGAGACGCCGCTGGGAAGAATCTGTTGGTAGAAATGCAGAAAATTTGCAGTTGCCAGAGCGTCCAGCAGAAGGCGATTTACTGTTCTTTCCTAAGACAAAGACATTCTTTCAAATCAACTATGTGGACTTTCTAAATCCTTTCTACCAGTTGGGAAAAATTTATACATATAAAATGTCATGTCAGGTATTCGAATTTAGTTCTGAAACCATTGATACTGGTCTTGAAGAAATCGATGGTATTACCGATGGTCTAACTCAAGACCTTTATGATTGGCAACTTATCATGCAGTCTGGTGATTATGTTCTATCAAATACCAGCGACTCCATCATCTTACAAGAAAGTGGCACATCAAACGTTGATCCTCTGGATCAGACTAATGATTTTGAAGATGCGGCGGCAGAGTTCCTAGATTTTACCGCGTTTAATCCATTCGGTGAAGTTCAAGTAAGGACGATAACATAATGTTTTTGAAACAACACTTCTATCACCAGCACATTCGTAAAGCTATTATTGCCTTTGGAACGATATTCAATCAGCTAACCGTAGAGCGTAAAAACTCTGCAGGTGAAGTGGCTCAGTCCATTCGAGTGCCTCTCGCATACGGACCTAAAGATAAGTTTCTAGCAAGAGTTGCTGCGGTACCTGGAAATGATCCTGCGTCGGTTGCAATCACATTACCTAGAATTGGGTTCGAGATTACTGGTCTTCAATATAACCCACAACAGAAATTAAATATTCTTACTAAAAATATAGCAGTTGGTGTTGGTGATGATCCTGATAAAGTAAGAGTTCAATACACTAGCACACCATATACTTTGGCAATATCTTTGTTCATTATAACGAAGAACCAGGATGACGGCCTTCAAATCATTGAACAAATTTTACCATTTTTTAATCCTGATTTCAATGTGACTATCACTGATATTCCTGAAATGGGAATTAAAAGAGACTTGCAAATTATTCTTGAAAATGTTTCATTTGAAGATAATTACGAAGGCGAGTTCACGCAAAGACAATCGATTGTATGGAATTTAACCTTCAATCTTGGATTGAATTTCTATGGTCCAGTTGATATGCAGGGTTATATTAAAACTGCAATCGCCAATACATATGCCAATCTTGATCCCAAAGAGGGTAATTTAGAAAAAGTTAAATACCAAGTGACATACACACCTGAAGATGCTTCGTATCTTGATGATTGGAGTTATGTGGAGCAATTTGATGAATCATTCGAGTAACCAATACGACAAATTAGATGCCATCTTTGGCACTCACATGGACGAAGTTCTTAACCAAAAAGACCAAGTACCAACTGTAGTTGAGAAACCTTTGGTACCAGAAATCATATCTACGGGTGATGATATCGAAGATGACTATCTTGTCGCAAGAAAAAAACTAAACGATTTGATTGGTACCAGCCAACAAGCACTCGAAGGTATGTTGAATGTCGCTCTTGCAAGTGATAGTCCTCGCGCATATGAAGTTGTCGGCCAGTTGATTAAAACAACGGGCGATGCTGCAAAAGACCTTCTTGATTTGCAGTCCAAGAAAAAGAGACTACGAGAAGAAGAACCCAAGAAACAGAGCATTGATACTCAAAACAATATCATCTTTTCTGGTTCTACATCTGATTTACTCAAAGCCTTGAAAGCAGAGAGAGCTAAAGTAATAGATCATGAGTGAGGAATCCTCGTACCACGGTAATATTAACTTAAAGCCGATCGGTCATAAGCACAACTTTACATTTGAACAACTGGCAGAAATCGAAAAATGCCAGGAAGATCCTATTTACTTCATTGAAAATTACTGTATGATTGTTACACTGGATTATGGACTCCAGTTGTTTAAGTTGTATGATTGTCAGAAAGAAAAAGTAAAACATATTCTGGGGAATCGTAAAGCAATTCTCATGGAAGGTCGCCAGCAGGGTAAGACTATTACTTCTGCGGCATGTATTCTTTGGTATACTCTCTTTCAAGACAGTAAGACAGTGGCTATCATGGCCAACAAGACGGCTGCTGCCCGCGAAGTTATGGCTCGTTATCAGGGTATGTATGAAAACTTGCCGCTATGGATGCAACAAGGTGTTAAGACATGGAACAAGGGTGACGTAGAGCTGGAAAACGGCTCTAAGATTTTCACCGCTGCTACAACTGCTTCTGGTATTCGTGGTAAGTCTGTTAACTGGCTATACATTGACGAAGCGGCAATTATTCCAAACACCGTCGCAGAACAATTCTTTGCTTCTGTTTATCCTACAATTTCCGCGGGTCAGACAACTAAGATTCTTCTGACCTCTACACCGCTGGGCTACAATCACTTCTGGAAATTCTGGAATGAGGCTGAAAAAGGAAACAACGGCTTTGTGCCTATGTTTATTCCTTATCATAGAATTCCTGGTAGAGACGAAGCATGGGCAGAAGAACAACTTCGCTTACTGGGAGAACTAAAGTTCAACCAAGAAGTTCTTTGTGAGTTTCTTGGTTCAAGCAACACTCTTGTCTCAGCTAAGACTTTGGGTGCAATGAGTTCTATTGATCCTATTCACACACGAGATGGTCTGGATATTTTTGAAGAACCCATCGACGGCCACATCTATGCTATGGGTGTAGACACGGCAAGAGGTGTAGGTGGAGACTATTCTGCTTTCACACTGTTAGATGTTACCGAAGCGCCATATAGACTGGTTGCTAAGTATCGTGATAATAAAATTGCTCCGATGTTGTTTCCTAACATCGTAGCTAAAGTGGGTAACGAATACAACAAGGCATATATTCTTGTTGAAATCAATGATATCGGCCAACAGGTGGCCGATATTCTACACATGGAGTTAGAGTATGATAATATTCTGACTACTGTAAAGACCGCTTTAAAGCAATATCTATCACCCGGTTTTGGTACAAAGACCCAGCGCGGTGTTAGAATGACTAAGCAAGTAAAGAGACAGGGTTGTTTTGCTCTAAAATCTCTACTTGAAGAACAAAAATTATTAGTATTTGATGCCGAAACAATTTCCGAGTTCTCTACATTCATTGAAAAACAGGGATCTTGGCAGGCAGACGAAGGTTACTTTGATGACCTTGTAATGAGTCTCGTTCTATTAGCATGGATGACAAGTAATCCATACTTCAAAGATATGACAAATGTTGATATTCGTGAGAAAATGTATAAAGATCAAATGGATAGCATCGAGGATGAACTAACTCCATTCGGAACAATAAGTAATGGACACCAAGAAGACTATTTTGTATCAAATGGTGACCTTTGGAAAGTTACACAAGACGATGAAGAACCTCGACGAGCGGGTTGGCTACTGTAACTTTTACATTTTTATAAATAAAAACATAAAACGACAAGTTAATATTGTCAGGTTTACAACGAGGAGAAGAATATGGCTTTTCAATTATCGCCAGGAGTCCTAGTAACTGAGAAGGATCTAACAAACGTTATCCCAGCCGTATCGACTTCGGCAGGCGCGTTTGTGGGTGATTTCAACTGGGGCCCGGTAGAAGAAATTCGTACCGTAGCATCAGAAAATGATCTTAGAAAGTTCTTTGGTCTACCAAAAAATACAATCGACTGGTTCACCGCAGCCAACTTTTTAGGCTATGGTAACAACCTTCAGCTAGTTCGTTCAGTCGGCAGCACCGCTAAGAATGCTATTTCGACCGGAACCGCTATTCTTATTAAGAATGAAGACCACTATGAAGCAAACTATGCTAGTGGCCAAGCAGCGGTTGGTGTAATTGCTGCTAAATACCCGGGTGTTTACGGCAATTCTCTTGCAGTTCACATAGCAGATGTCGATTCGTTTACTGGCTGGGACTCTGCTTCATATT